CCTTTACTTAGTGCACGATCTAACATTGCTATTTCCTTTTTGAATTTTCTTTCACGTCCAGTATTTAAAGCAAAATTAATTTGCATAGCAAGATTGCCAGTATATCTTGTAAGAATTTCTTTTTCACTTTTAGATAAAGATGCAATTTGTTTTTTTAAATCATTTTTTACATCTGAAATCTTTTTATATTCATCCAATCTCAAACTGTGTTTTCCATTTGCAAGTCCATCAAGCCATTCATTATAGATTTTTCTATCCATATGAGGGCCTGTTGAACAATGACAATTTGGATGCATTGGCGGAGCGTTGTCTCCAATGTTCATCCAATTTATTGGAAAAACCTTGCCATCTAACGCTTTGCAAGTATCACACGCATCGCCGATTCCACATGTTATATATTCATATTCATCAAATCCATTTGCTTCGTATGATTTTTGTTGTGCGGCAATTTGAACTCTAGCAAGTTCAGTCCTCATTAATCGTTGCGCATCACTAATTTTAACATTGAAACGTTTTCGTAATAGTCTGGCTAACTCATTAGGATTTTTTCCTTGGATAAGTCCTGATGCTAGCAAACTCTCAAGATCATGTTTAAGCAAATCTTGATGCATCCATATTCTATCGCTATATGTTGCATTATGAAAAGATGCATTGACAATAGAGTGAGCAGTATCAGCGTTATCTAAAATTGTTGATCCTAAAATGCCTGCCTGTCTTTGAATTTCATCAAGTGTTCTATTTTCAAGAAGATTATCCATATATTTTTCTAATTCATCATGGCCACTTACTAAAGCCAAACCAATATTGGCTTTTAACAACTCAAGTCTGTTGACTTTCATTGTTAAGTTGTAAAGCTTCATTTCATCATTTGCTTGTTGTGAAAAGTTTTTTTCTTCTACATACTGTTTAGCTTTTCTTGAATAAACTTCCATATCCAAATTAGAAGCTCTTTTTTTAGCTTCGGCCATTGTGATACCAGTATCCTTTGCATATTTAGCGTAGAAGTTATTGATTTCAGATTGTACTTCATCCATCATTCTTTGATAGATTTCTATAATCTTCTTATCATATTTTTTTTCATCTTTGATATTCTTCAAGCGTTGTTTTTCTTCTCTTAAACGCCAATATTCGGCACTATTCATCTATTGATTAAACATCCTTTTATCAACAATAGATTCTTTAGAAGCTTCATCTTCTAGCTTGATTTTTTCTTTTTCTTTTTGAACATCTTCAACGATTGAAAGAGAAGATAATTGAGTATCTTTAGAAACAACTCCTTCTAAGTTTTGAGCAATTTGAGTTTCTTCAAGTACATTTGCTGGATAGTTTTGACTGAACTTATAAGTAATGTCAACCCATTTATCTTCGTGAATTGTGTTGATTGGGTTGCTGAAAATAAGTTTATATCTTCTATCCAAAGCACCAGTAAACTTTCTTTCTTTTGTCTTGGCCAAATTAGACATAGAAAGCAACTTATACTTAAGTGCTATTCCTGATATTGTTCCAAAGTTTTCATCCTCAATATTGGGTGTCATAGACATTTGAAAAATCAATCTTTCTAGCCGGTTGATAAGGTTTTCCTGTGAGCCATCCGCATTAGGCTTTTCAAGAAATCCTACATCAACCGTATTCGATTCTTCATCAAAATTAATGATCCTGTTATTTCTAATATGAATAATTCCGTCTTTGTCAACTTTTGCACCAATGATTTTTAGATATGCATCTGCAAAGTAGTCTACATCATTTGCCTTTTCACTTATTGCTTTGTTATAGGCATTGATCATTGACCATGTACTTTCAAAAGCGCTCATGCGTTCAGCATTTTCTACATACTCAGTAACTGGAACACCATCAAATCCATGAAGTGAACCTTCGCCAACAAAATGCATACCACTCTTATTGCTAAATTCATAAACATAAGAATCATCACTCAAATAGCCATGCATTGTTCCATTTGAATCATAATAATATGTGACAAAGTATCTTGGCTCTGGAACAACAGAATCATCATATACGATAAACCCCTTGGTCGGCTCAATGTACTTAATACCTACTTTTGCATCTTCATTGATAAAATACATTTCATAACACTTACCATAAATGCTGCAGTTTTTTGAAATCTCAGCATTGTTATCATCCTGATGGTTCCTTTTATCCAATTCATTAATGTAAGTAGCAATCTCTTCATCTGTTGATGATACTTTGATTGGAATACCAATAAAAAAACCGTTAAACGTATCAACTATGTATTTAGCAAAGTTTACGATTATACGGTTATCTGGTTTGTATTGTGGTTTATCCTGGTACATCATAATTGGATAAAAGCCTTCATATCCATCTTTTAATTTTTTATATCTTGAACCATTTAACTGCTGGTGCTTAGCGATATATTTATTCAAATGTTTAATATCCATTGTTTCATCATCAGAAATAGTGAAAATCTCATCTTTTGCAATTACCTCTAATGTCTTCATTAAATACCTCCTTCCAAGTCCATATTCAATCCTGAGCCTTTTAAAATTGTGTAGATAAAATATCTGATTGCGTCCATTGCATGGTCATTTTGCTTGATAGGTGCATCTTCTCCTCTTGCGCTTGCTTTAGGATCCCATGCATAAACAGAAAATTCCTTAATTGTATTCTTACATTTGCTAAAAAACTTAATTTTGCATTGATTGAGCATTGTGCTTACCAATCTAATACCATTTGATACATCGTTCTTAGCTTTTTTAACTCTAAATCCTCTTTTCTTTAATTCAGCAATAAATGATGCTGCAGAGGGATCTACGACAATTTGAAATATTTCTTTTCCATCAAGAAACCCAACCAAATCATCCGCATATTCACTATCAGTTTTTTGAACTTTCCTGTCACGTCCTGAATAGTAGTATTCATTAACGCAGTACCAAATGCCATCAGTTCCTTTATTCCAAAGCAAAAAGACCATGGCGTTTTGAGTACCATAGTCACAACTGACATATCTATAGTTTTTGTTATCAATCAAGCAATCACAGTCATCAACAATATGCTTTTCTTTGTTGAACATATCGTAAATGATACCTTCAGCAACAGTCCAAAGACCTTTGATGTACCTGTCATAGAAAACACCACTCCATTGACTTTTATATCTTTGCTTGATTTTCTCACTTAAAGAAAGATTGTCATCCATTGTAAAATGCAAATAAATGATGTTCTTTTCTTTTGCTTTATCAATCCAATTAACTTTAAACCAATGAAATGGTCCGTCAGGGTTGCAGTTGAACCACCACTTCGAACCTTCAACCGAACAACGAGCAGTTGCTTGGTTAACAAATGATTCTGGCATCAAAGCCACTTCATCAAAGAAACATCCTGCAAGTGTGATACCTTGAATCAAATCTTGAGAGCTTTCATCTTTACCACCAAAGACATAAAAGTAATTGGTTACACCTTTTTTAGTAATTTCAACCATGTTATCAGCTCGATGATCTTTCAGTTTATATCCCCTCGACCAAAGCATCAGTTTTAAAATATTCAAAACATTACGTCTAAAAGAACCGATCGTTTTACCACACATTCCAAAGTTGCATTCAGTAAAATTAGACATTGCCCATATCACGTAAGAAAGAGACATTGAAACTGTCTTTCCTGATCTAATTGAACCATCTGCTATAATTCCATCTTTATCTTTTACTGGTGAATTATCAATCCACCAATTCAAGACTTTACGCTGTTTTTTACTAAAGGGTTTGAATTTGAATACAGCTCTACTCTTCTTCATCTTCCCAATCCTCTTTAGCACTGGCGTTTAATGCATCTAAGAAACCATCATCCTCAATTTCTTCTTTTTCATCATCAATAGCAATCTTTCTTGTTTGTGCCTTAATTAAATCAATCTTAGCTCTTTGTTCTTCGGTTGCTAAATTCATGTGTTTGGATAACCAATCAAGTGCCTTCATCCTATCGGATAATTTGATACTTGCACCATCTTTTCCTTTTTTGACTTCGCTTAGAATAGTTCCATCAACATATGCCGATTCTTTAAATCTAACAGTATTGATGGTTTGCTTTAGAATTTCATCTTCACCAGTTTTTGGATTTTTAGCAATTACTGGTCCAAAAGCACCCATGACTGGTACTTCTTCTCTACCGTATTCCAAATAATCGTTTATATCAGCAAAGGCGATATCGATATATTTTTGAACTATGTCATGTGGATCAAGAAGAGCATCTTCATAAAGTTCTTTTTTTAGACGATTTATTTCTTCAATTACTGCAGGTTCTTTTGACCAACGAGAAGCCATCACACAAGCACTGTTGTATGGAGTGCTTGGCTTTACTTTTTGATAGGCTTTGACCTTGTTGTGATACTTTAAATAATAAATACAAAAAAGCTGACGTTCTTCATCCAGCTCACTTGATTCTACTATTTCTTCCGCTATTTTTTTGCATTCTTTTTTGGTGTGCACACTTTTATTTTGGTGTGCACCCTTTTTCTTCTTTTTTGACCATTCGTACCGACGGCTCCATGACTTAACTGTGTTGATTGTTGTGTCATACTTTTTAGCAATTTCTTTCTGTTTCATCCCAGCAAGATAATCTTCATAGGCTAACTCGTATTTCTCTTTCAAGCCATATCACCACCTCCAAAAAACGATTTATATGTATAATAAAAGCATTTGAGCTTCTTATTCTAAATAATTACGAAAAAAAGCCCTAGAGAATAGAGCTTTTAACAAAGATTTACCATTTAGAACGAAATGTTGTGTGTGATTAAAAAAGTTCTTTTTCTTTTCTCTTAAAACCACAATAGCATAATAACATGGAAATTAGGGTTCATACTAGGTCCAAATTGGGTCCAATTAGGGCTCACTTTGGGTTCATTTTGGGTCCAAATTGGGTCCACTTTTAATAAAAAATTATCATTAGTGATAAAAAACGCA